CAACTGCTCCATGGTTCGTGATACGTAAAAAATAATTCGTGCCATAACGCTTCTTTATTATATCTTCAAGACGGTGGTATTTATAACGATCTAACAATTCTTCCCTGGTCCGTGGATCACGCATCACTTTACTTCTAACGTCATCAAATTCATCAGTTAAACGTAACTTCAAAGATCTAGAAATAACCATTAGCTTCCCTTATTTCTTTCCAAGCCGGTATCCAATCTTTAAAATACTCATTAAATAAGTCATCTTCAACAAAACCACCAATCATATACAACAAAACAAGAGGATCGTCATGCCAATCATTTTTACCTGTAAAAATAACATTATCAGATTTAATTTTAAATTTTTTACCAATTAAGGAACGGTACTCATCAAAAGTTCTTTTTTTATTCTCTAGTCTGAGACATTTAAAAATATTTCTTTTGCCAACTAATAGCACATTAAAATATAAAAATTCACTTTCTGCATAATCACGAAAACCAAACCAACTTTTAAAAGGTAAAACCATTACTTTTCTTTGATTTTTTTTAGCCACAATTATTTACCATTAAGCAGTTTATTTAATTTTTTTTCTTTTTTCTTAGCAATTTTTTTTCGTAATTCATCAGCTTCACGTTCAAGTGCTTTATTACTTATTTTATCCATTTGTTCATTTATCCATGGCAACCATCTCTCTGCCTGATGTTTATTAAAACAAATTTCTTTAAATGAAACTATTTCATTTTCTAATTCGTGAAATTTAAATAAACGTAAATAACGATACTCAGGATTTGTATTTATGACATGTAATAAATCATCACAAAGCTCTATCGTATCTTCGTCTAAAAATTCTTGGTATGTATATTTTTTTGCAACTTCTCTTATGGCGCTATCTAATTGATCATAATCAGTTACATTTCTGCCTTCAATGGACTCCATTATTTCTCCTATCTTTATTTCTAAAATTGTAACATTTAATACAACGCCACAATTCATAATTAATTTTATCTTGGATCATATTATCACAAAGATATTTTCTACAACAGTCTTTACAAACCTCATGTGTGTATAATCTGCCATATTTTGCCTTATACTTAAATTTTGGTAGTATAGACTCCTTTCTCATCTCTCCCCCTTTTAGGAGAAGAACTTTGGATCGTGCATTTCGAGTAATTTAACAATGGCTTTGTTACCCTCTTCGAGTATTTTTTCCCATTCTTTTAAACTGTAACTGCAATTATATTGTGGATCGTAAAATTTTACAGATACCCGTTTACAATCAAAACACTCATTGACTTTGCGTATTGGACTATCTGGTAGTTTCACTTAATCCGCCAATCCGTTCTCCTCTTTCTTTCTTTCTTTAAATTTCATATGCTCTTTATCAACAAGTTTTCTAATAAAATTGTTAATGCTCATATAATCCTCTTTTGCAATTTTACGTATCTTATCATACGTTTCTTTGTGAATTGCAACACTTTTGTATTTTTCTATATTCATATGTGTAATATATGGGATATTATATAAATAGTCAAATATCTTTTCTGATATCTTCAATGCATTGTACCTTAAAAGTAAAATATTTATTCATGTCAAATTTCATAAATTTTCTGCCCATTTCCTGACATATTTGTAATTTTTCAAACTTTTGCTGATAGACCATTTGATTTCCTGTATAAACCCATGCTTCTCCATTAAAACCCCATAAACTAACCACCAGAATGAACGTCTTTATCATACTCCTTGATAGTACCCCAACTTTCACCAATTTCAACATCTACTTTACATTTGACCTTGAGCGACACACAGTTTTCCATTATGGTTTTTATAACCGAATACTGATCGGGATTTTCAACAGAGAGATTCAATTCATCATGAACCTGGATATGAGGAAGAAACCCTTCCTCGTGGAGATCTATCATAGCTTGTTTTGTTTGATCAGCAGCTGATCCTTGTATTAATTTGTTTAATGCTTTGTAAGTGAATGCACGTCTAATATTTTTACCGTAATCACGCATAGCTTCGACATGAGGTAATGGTTTATTTATGCCAAATAAATTTGGCTCCCATAAATCAAAACGACACTTGCGACCAAGTAATGTTCTGATAAAACCTACATCTTGAGCTCTAGCTGAAACTTTGTCGGCTAACTCTTTTACAAAAGGTACACGTTTGTGATACTGCTTCCAAAGATCTGCAGTGTCTTCTTCATCTAATCCTAATTCTGATCCAAGTTTACCTTTGCCCATGCCATACATCATTCCAAGATTTATAGTTTTTGCTGTTTTACGATCAATACCTGCCATATCAGCAACAACTTGATGAAAGTCTGCATCATCGTTTTCATATGCATCAATAACTTGATCACTGCCAGGTAAACCACCATTCGTTAACTGTGCAAAGTGTACCGTGATACGTGGTTCTTGTTGCGAGTAATCAAAAGTTCCCCACTTGCAACCATCTTCAGGGATGAATAAACTTCTTATTTTAGGACCAATAACATTATTTCTTGCAGGAATTTGCTGTAAGTTTGGATTACTATAACTGAATCTGCCGGTTACAGTTCCTCCTTGGTCAGACCGCATTTGGTGGATCTCTGCGTGTATCCTCCCTCGGTGCGTATGCTTGAGGATAGTATCAATAAAGGTGGTTCTCGCTTTATTAATCTCACGAGCTTCAACAACCATTTTAGCAAGAGGACTAGGGTGAGTTGTAAGAAAATTTTTATCAAACTTAGGCTGACCAGATTTTTCAGTGCGCTCGTATTTAATTTTTTTTGCATCAAAAGCTTTCGCAACAGAAGCTGCAGCCCAGATATCCACTGCGACCCCTGTATCTTTAAGGATTTCATTAAGTATTTCTTTTTCTCGTTTAGCAAAAAAGTTTTTTGTTTTCTCTGCTTGATCCAGGTCAATACGTACCCCCTTCTTTTTCATTTCAAACAGTATAGGAAAAAGTCTCGTTTCTAAATCGAAAATACTATTTAGATCTTGCTTTGTTAGTTCTGTTTTAAAATACTGCCATAATTTTAAAGTTAGATCTGTATCTTTTTCAGCATAAGGGCCAACATACATTGGTGGTAGTTTCCACATTTCACCTTTGGCATCAACGCCCCAACTCTTTGCCGCTTCGTATAACAAAGTTTCGTTTTTGCTTTCACCTAAATAATGTTTACCTAATTCATTGAGTGAATACTTAAATCTATTTTCATCAATGATAGGTGCCGCAATCATTGTGTCAATAATACGACCATGAACTTTAAGACCCATAGAGTGTAGCCACCCGACATCATACATAGCGTTATGAAAAATTTTATCGCAAGGTAGTTCTAAAATTTTTTTCAATTGCCCTGTAAAAATTTTAACATCAAAATTACCACCTCCTTCATGTGCTATTGGAAAATAACCAGACCAACCTTCCACTGATAATGCAACGCCAGCTACAAAACCTTTTTTGACAGGCCAGCCAGGGCCAATGCCTGTATTTAATCCAATATCATTAGTCTCCAAATCAATAGCTATCTCTTTTGCTTGACTTAAATCAGGAATATTTTGTGGTGGTGTCCACTCACTTGGTGGTTGAAACATAGGTATCTGAGTCATTTTTTTGACCTTTCTCTTTTGTTTTTTCTTTTTGTCATATTTTGATATGCTTTCTTCCAATCTTTAATCACGCCAAGCTTTACTAAATGTTTTGCCGCTTTTAAGTTTAAATCATCAAACCAATCTGGTTCTTTTTTCACAGGAACACCTCTCTAAACTCTCTATTTGTTTTTGATCTAACGATGTATAAACTTTGCTTTGCTCTTGTAAGAGCTACATAAAAAACTCTTCGCTCATCATCTTTATCTCTCCAATAAGATTCATCTGCCTTACGAGATAGATCTGAAAGTATCATTACATTATCTGCTTCACCACCTTTGCTACCATGCACCGTAGAGAGCGTGATCCGTGGTACGGGATGAAAGCTACCTTCTCTTCGTATCACGTCAGACACATAAGCTTTCTTGTATTCTGGTACTTTATCTAAAGCTTCGTGCCATGAATATTCTTTCGGCACTCGTAAACCATTACTCCTTTTCAACTGTTCGTAAGTAAACGTTGCATCTTGATCAACACCAACCAAACCTTTGTAACCTTTCTCGACTCCAATATTTGCATTCATGTAATAGTAAACATCTTTTAAAGTATCATGATCAATAAAACTTCCTTGCTGTAACATGCGCCAGCCATTGATAGCGTTTATTAATCGTTTACCAATGGAACTTTTACCTGCACGGTGATAATAATAACCTAATAATTTTAAATCATCTTCTACCTGGTCTAAAAAATAATTGGTCCTACCAAGTATTAACCAATTACCAGACTTTAAATGATCAAAGTTTCTTCTTGGTAAATGCACAATTGTGCCTTCTTCTTGTTTCGGGGACCATTGTTTTTGCACCCTGTTTTTAACACGATTAATTAAGTTTATTGCACGTTGCTGAATTTTTAAAGGTAATCGATAAGACTTATCTAATATAATTCTTTTACCTTCTTTATTTAAAAGATACTCACTTCTTGCACCTGCCCATTGAAATATGGCTTGGTCATCATCACCTGCAATGTAGACACGTTTAGCTTTTTCTGCAAGTTTATCAACCATTTGCCATTGTATAAATGAAAGATCTTGCGCCTCATCTACAATAAGAACATCGAGCCGTGGTGCGATATCCTCCTTTAAAAATTCTACAATCATGTCAGTAAAATCATATTTAAATTTACGCATAGACCCGAACTTATAATCATGTAAGGTTTCACTAATTAATTTTAATTTGGGCCAACCACCCTGCATATGTCCACTTTTTAAAAACTGATCATATAATTTAACACCATTAATTTTTGCCATGTCCATTACTTTCATAAAAATATCGTTAGGTGAGGACACACCATAACCCAACACTTCTCCGTTAGGATTTGTTAATTTTACTTGCAGTTGTTGAGATACAAAACGATAGTCTTCATCATTCATTACATCTGATTCCGATAAACCAAGAGCTAGAAAAGCTAAACTATGTAAAGTTCTAAAATATTTAAAGTCTTTTACATCTTGTTTAGGAAAATCACGAAGAGCTCTGGTCAACGCTTCTTTTGCAGCTTTTTGTGTAAAAGCAAAGTAACCGATTTTATCTGGCGCTGTGTTTTTTAATTCTTTAGCTACGACTTCATTTAGTAGGTAAGTAGTTTTACCTGTGCCTGGAGGACCAAAAATTAAATTTATCATTAGAATGGTGTCTCTTCTTCTAAGTTTGGTTTTGGGTGTAGATACTGATCTTTATCCATTTGTGCAAACATTTTTGGAACATACCATACTCTACGAACTTTACCATTTAAACGTACTGTGCCACTGTCACCATTTAGACCTCTGATACTAGTAACAATTTGTGTTGGATTAAATGTTTTAAATTGTTTCTTTGTGAGAAATTCTACAAGAGCTTCTAATCTAAAATATATTTTTTCATCTTTGTATAACGCTTGGCCTAATCGTAAACCCTCCCAATCTTGTGCATCACCTTGGTCCGTGATAAATTCTTCAAGTAATTCATAAAATCTTCCTGTAGCTGTAACCTCTAATGGCATCTGTATAATCTTCACATCGGATAATAATTGTTGCAGTTTCGTGGTCCAATCTCTAGGGTTCAAAGCATTTGGTAAAATATTAATTCTACCCATACATGCTTTACGAAACAGGTTTTGATCATACAATTCATTATTAGATAAACTTAAACGTTTACCATCAACGGTAATAAACCATTGTGATTCATCTGATTGATACTTTGTTAGGTCATCGAACTCATTTTCAAACCCATCACCAATACCAAACTTTTTTGTTCTACACACACTACTGTTACAAAATTGACACATAGGTTCAACCTTACATGTATAGTTATAATCTTTTTCTGCATGTTGATTAATAGTTTTTGTAACTTCTGACATTGATAATTTTTTTGCCATGTATTTTTCGTTAAACTCATTAACTTTATCTTGCCATTCTTTTGGGTATTTTTTCTTGGCATATACAGCATAATGAAATAATACATTATCCCTACCACCCTCTTGAACTTTTTGAGACATAAGAGTTTCTAAGCAGGGTGGACCATCTGACATTTCTTTAAAATTTTTCTTTTTAGAAAGTTTTATTTTATCAAAGTCTTCTTTAGATACTCTATACTTAGTAACAAGATCGAGAAACTCGTCCAAAGTAGCAGCACTGCCGTCATCAAGAAAAGCATACCTATTGTTATCAGTGCCACCAAAGTAAGGGAGATTAAGGAAATTGCCAACATCTCCACGTTCCTTTTCAATCTTCTCTTGTTTTGGAAATATTTCTGAACCGGCATAACCTAACTCCCCACTAATTTGTTGTAATTTTGAACGCATAATTTTAGCAGGTATAAAAGATTGAACAAAAGAAAAAATATGTGCTCCACCTGATTTAGACCTGCAAACTATTAATGGAAATTTTTCTTGTCTTATTTGTTGTACTATTTTTTTATGATCTAAAGGGTATTGATCTATATCAATACAACCCCACTGACATTCATTGTTATCGTTTATTGGAATGATACCTAAACTATTTATACCAGATAAATGATCTGTCCATAAACTATCCGGTTGAGGATGTAATCTAACAATGCGAGACTCACCTGTTTGCTTGCCTTTTTCATTGATGTCACCTTTAATGTAACATCCATGAGCACGCTCCTGTCCTCTAAAAATTTCTCTAAACTTCTCCATAAAAAAAAGGCGCCCGAAGGCGCCCATCTGTTAGTATGGTGAACTTTGTTTTTCTACATCTTGTTCATGTTTGACAGTAGCTGTCCCATCAGAAACAAAATTAGAAAAGTCTTTAGCCATTGCATAAAGGTTTTTATCTTTATCTGATAAAAAATCTTCTGCAGTAATGTCCCAATTGTACCAAAAACCTTGATCATTTTCTTCTCTTACAGTTTTAAGTTTGTAAAATTTTGAAAACATAGGTGGTGTAAAAGGACCATTTTGCCCGTTTATTTTTACAGACTTCATCATCGTATTCCATTTACGACTCTTTTTTAAAGCTGTAGACTTCATGGTAATTACACATGGTTCAGCGAGATCATCTTTGACTAAAAGCACATAATGATTACCACATGTTTCAACGTAGTTACCATTAGGTAGTCTATCTTTACTCCCATCTCTTTTTGTTTTAGTAATAATATCACTGCTTGCGTCGTAAATATTTACAGGCGCTCCCGTGCTACCTTTACCTCTGTCAACCCATTCAACATATTGTCTTACATATCCACAGGGTATGACAGTTACTCCCTCTTCGCCTTTAAAGGTTTCTCTAGATACATCATTAAATATATCACCCTCTGTAGCTCCAAGTTCTTTCTTTTCTTCTGACAAAGGTTGCAACACTTTTAGTCTTGGTGTTGCTGTATCCTGATTGTCAACCGTTTCAAATCCTTTGTTTGAATCTTCTTCAAACATTTTATTGAAAGGTATTACTTCTGCATTTTTCTTTTTACTTACAGCGTTACTCATTTTTTCCTCGTTTCTTATTTTTTACTCAATTTAGTCTTTGAACCAACAAAGACGCCAAATTTGTCCATGGGTATTTCGTTACCTTTGGTAACTTGCTCACGAACAAAAGCTTTTAGGGTCATAGGTTCGACCCAAACCTTTTGCTGAACTGGTAATCCCAGTTCTGAAACTTTATGTTTAAAATCCTCAGCTTTTTCATCTTCACCTCTACCAAAAGATGCTGACAATTGATTCTTTATTAAATCACCGTGACCGTGATCCCTTAACCAATCAAAAGCTTCCTCTTTATATTTTGCAGGTATAGAAGCATAAATAGCTGGAACAACTTCTAATTTTGATCCATCTTTTAAAGATAAACTTGTTAAATTCATTTCATTCATCTTTTCAGGTATAATTTCTTCACTAATTTTTCTAGCATTCTCTTTTACTTTCTTTAACGCTTTTTCAAGCATAGCAGACTCTTCTTCAAGATCAACTAATTTTTGTGACAACTCACTAATATCTTTTAGTGCATCGTCCTTTACGTCAATACTTACATCTTTTTCAAAATCAATCATCTATTTCTCCTTTCTCAAATAGATTAAATTTAACAGGATAGTATTTTAATTCCATTCTATCCCATTTTAAACATTGTATTCTACCACGATTTACGTCAGATGCAATAGCACATGCTATTCCCATTGCTACAGGATCACCCATCAACAAAAGATAATCATCATCACAGAAATCTTTAAGCTTTCTGCGTAATTTATTAACTGTTGGCTGTGAACTTAATACTACTTGAGAACCCTCCGGTAGTAATAATTCAAGATTACCAAAGTCTTTTGCTGAAAGAATATTTCTACCTGTTACTTCCTGTACTACGTAAACCGTCATTCTTTCTAATCCCTAAATAACTCTTGTTTATACATAAAGCAAGTATTATACATTAAATTAGAAATAATAATAGGTTAGTAATGGATTATAAATTTAAAACAAAGCCATACGACCATCAAATAAAAGCATTAGGTGCTTGTCATAACAAGGAAAATTTTGCTTTATTTATGGAAATGGGCACAGGTAAATCAAAGGTATTAATTGATAATATTGCCATGTTGCATGATAGAGGCAAAATTAACAGTGCGTTGATAGTAGCTCCAAAAGGTGTTTACAGAAACTGGGAAAAACAAGAAATACCAACTCATATGCCAGAGCATGTGCCATATAAAATTATAGTATGGAATCCATCTTCAAATAAATTTTTAAAAGATTACGGTGCTTTCATAAAAGATCAAGATAATTTAAAAATATTCTTAATTAATATTGATGCTTTTAGCACATCAAAAGGTCAAGAAATTGCAAAACGATTTTTAATATCTACACAGTGTTTAATGGCCATTGACGAATCAACAACAATAAAATCACCAACAGCAAAAAGAACAAAAACAGTTTGTAATTTAAGAACTTATGCAAAATATAGAAGAATATTAACAGGGTCTCCAGTCACAAAAAGTCCTTTAGATTTATACACACAATGTTACTTTCTCGATCCAGAACTTTTAGGTTTTTCTTCTTACTATTCTTTTAAGAATAGATATGCTGTGATGATTAGCAGAAGCGTGGCTACTCATTCTTTTAAACAAATAGTTGATTATCAAAGACTTGATGAATTAGAATCAAAATTAAATCAATTTTCTTATAGAGTTTTAAAATCAGAGTGTCTTGATTTACCAGATAAGGTGTATACAAAACGTTATATTGAAATGACACCCGAACAAAAAAAGGCATACATTGAAATGAAAAATTTTGCTATTTCAGTTTTAGAAAAACAAACAGTAACTGCAGCTGGTATATTAACTCAAATGATTAAGCTTCATCAAATAACATGTGGTCATTTAATTACTGATGAAGGTAAAACTGTTGAATTAAAAAATAATAGAATTAATGAACTTATGAATACTTTGGAGGAGATAGATGGAAAAGTTATTATTTGGGCGGTTTACCGACATGATATTAAAAAAATTGAAAAAGCGATTGCACAAAGATACGGAGAGAACTGTGTCAAATCTTATTATGGCGATACTCTTGATGTGGACCGCCAGGATATCGTTAATGCTTTTCAAGATAGAGAAAATGATCTTAGATTTTTTGTCGGTAATCCGAGGACCGGAGGGTATGGTCTCACTCTTACTGCTAGTAACACTGTTATCTATTATAGCAATAGCTACGATTTAGAAGTTCGTATGCAATCAGAAGATAGAGCGCATAGAATAAGTCAAGAAAAGAAAGTAACCTACATAGATTTTATTGCAGAAAAAACCATTGATGAAAAAATAATTAAATCACTTAGAAACAAAATTAATATAGCTACAAAAGTTTTAGGTGAGGATTTTAAAGAATGGCTGATTTAAGACTGCCGTAAATTATTTGTTCCTCTGTAACATACACTAAATTTACTTTTAATTTTTTTTGTAGTGGTGACAAAATTCTACGAATAAAATGACCTTTGTGCATGCCAGACTTTCTAATAGATTGTGTTTTCACATCAAACAAATGAAGTTTTCCTTTAGGTGATATCGCTACAATGTCTACAGGACATTGCCTGTGTAATGGTGTAAAAACAAAAAAACCTTTCTTTAAAAGATCTGTAATGACAAGTTGTTCACTTACAACTCCTTTAATCTGTTTTAAATTCATCAATTAGAATTTCTATTTTTGTTTCTAATCTTATAATTCTTTCTTTTATTTCTGGTATGTCCTTTAAAATTGCTTGTTCCATCATAACTTGTTTTGATTCGAGGGCCGTGACACGTTGTGAAAGCATACCGTATACTGAACCTGCGGATACAAGTATCATGCTAAGCCAAACAATATTTCTTAAATTAAAATCTTTTTCCATTATTCTTCTTCAACTTCTTCCTCTGCTCCAATATTAAACAAGTTTCTAAATGGTGTGAGAAGTAAATCATCACCCATTTGACCTGCATCACTTAAAACTGCTCTTAAAGGTGCAGGCACGGCAAGTTTTGCTAAGTTTTCTAAGGTAGCTCCGTAATCTCTAAATCCTTGTTGTTTTGCAAAATCTAAACCGGCTTGACCAAACTCAGGTAAATTAGATATACCGCCACCAGGAAAGTCTCTAACATTAACAACACCTGGATTAGTGAAACCTGGTAGTACAGACAATAAATTTTGAGCTAAGCTCACATCAACATTTGGATCTCTAAATAAAGTTCTACCAAGTCTTCTCATTCCTGCTACATCACCTTGAAACAAAGGTTGAGCTCCACGCATTTGTTCTCTGTCTCCTTGAAAAATTTTATTTAATAATAGCTGATAAACATTTCTACCTTCATTTTGATCTGTGGTAAAAGCCCCTATACCTGTTAATGGAGCTTTAATAAAATTTAAAACATCTCTATCTAATATACCTGCAGGATTAGCTCTATTAAGATCATTTATAAATTGAAAAGCTTCATCTTGATTTTTTAAATCTTTTAATCTTTCTTTCAACGGATTTTTTTCAACTTGCAAAGTAAAAGAGCCGTCATCATCAGGAGGACCAGCTAAATTAATTTGATCTTTAAAAATGTTAGGAGTATCTCTTTGTACAGTATTTGATCCAGCTGTGAATGCTGCTACTTGTCTTTGTGCATCTTCAGGTGACGTCCCTTTAGTTACAGTGTATTCTTTAGAACCTGATGACCCTGCTATGTATGCTTCTCTCGCACTCATTACGCTACTATCTGCCTTCCAACATTTGTATTTGTTATGCCACTAAAAATAGGATCGTCAGTGCCAAAAACATTTTGACCAGCTATGGCTGTGTTAGGATTTAATCTGTTTGCACTTGCAACATTTACATTTGATAGCGTGCTTGAAGCTACAGGTGCTTGTAAATTTACAGGTAATTGTGATGTTTCTTGAAGTGGCGTTTCTCTTATTTCTTGAGAAGGTATTACACTAGATCTTATATCACTTGAACCCATAGAACTTGTTGGTCGTATATTTTTTAATTCTTCTTCAGATAAAAATTCTGCACCAACATATTCTGTGTCAACATCAATACCATAACTTTTAGCTAAATTATTAATGACTATGTTTAAAGAATTAAAATTAGCAGATTGTGAAACATCAACTATTTGAGCAAGTTCGCTAGGCTTTACACCCTTAGCTAAAAGTGCGGAAAGAATATCGTATCTTATTGAAGTAGTAATAACCTCTACTAATCTCGATGGTGCAAAAAGTGAATCTGCTAGTGCGGATCTTTGAGCTCCACCCGCCATTGCACCCCCTACGTCAGTGCCTGATCCTAATCTTCCTGCATACTTTATAAAATTATCTATCATCTCTATGTCTTCTGGTCTGTCAAAAAACTTCATTAGATTTTCGTTACGTTTTAAATTTTCTAATTCAGTTACAAGTTTATTTGCGTTTAAGACTGTGCCTACTGCTCCTTCTTTTGCTTCTGTGGATGTTCTTGATAAAATATTTTGTATTAAACCTTGACGAACTGATTCTTTAAAAGGAACACCAGCCCCATCTCCTTGTGCAATTAAGTTGTCTATTGCTGCACTACCTTGCCCAGGTTTCGATTTTCTTATAACTTCTTGAACAAGATCTGCGTTTGCTAAACCTTTTTCATTTATTTCTTTGAAAACTGAATTGTCTAAAGCTTTATACTGTTTTTCAATGTTTAATAAGTCTGCAACTTTTTGTCTATAATTTGAACCAAGATATGCTTGTAAAGACTCCTCATCAAACTTTCTCCATTTGCTAATGGCTGTAGATATCTGATCTGGATTTTTAAGAATGTCGTTAATAAACAATCTTTGCACCGTGCTAAATAATTGATCAGATAATTCCTTTGAAACCTCACCCGAGCTATTTATCATCTGTCTTATGGTTTGTGAATTTACTCCACCTTCAGGATCAAAAGCCGCTCTAACAAAATCATTAACATCACCTTTTCCTGCCATAATTTGTCTTACTTTGTTGTTACGAAGAACAATATCAGTGTTAGTCATTTGAGTATCTAACATTCTTAAAGCTGCTTTTGCTTCTGCGCTTCCCATAAACAAATCATTTTCACCACGCATAATTGATTTAACATTATTTAAAACCATATTAGCTATGGCCTGAGTGTTTGGATCAGTACTGTCTGCTAAACTAGTGGCGTTTTTTCTTAAGTTAACAAGAGCTTGAATTGAATTTTTAAAACCATATTTACCTTTACCTTGTGAATTAATAACTGGTCTAAATTTGTTTATATCATTTAATAGTTTTAAAGCAGCAGGTTCAATAAACTGTTCTACGGGAACGTTTTTACCACGCAAAAATATTTCATTACCGCCCTCTAATTTTATTTTTACATCTTGACCCTGCACATAACTTTTTTTGTTTATTGCATTTAAAAACTTTTGAACATCTGATTTTATTGGTACAAAATTTACTGAGGCAGGATTAGCACCGTCTATTTGTCGTCTTACAGTGTTTACTAACTTTTTTGTAGTAGCGTCTGCGTTAGTGTTATACATTTTTAATAATTGAGGCAAAAATTCTTTTGCATTTTTTGCTCTTGCGCCTGTAGGAAATATATCAAACATATTTTCCATTTGACTTTTTACAGAATGATTTAATTGTACAAGTTCATCAAGTGATAATTCTCTACCACCGCCAAATTTGTTAAGCCTGTCAATTAAACTTGTCATTTGTCGTCTTTGTACAACTTCAGGTCTTTCCACAAATTCTTTTGCTTGGAAAAAAGATTTTCTTAAAAATGGATTACCAGCTAACTGTGCTATAGTTAAAGGTTCTACACCTAGTTTTTCTGCTGCTATAGCTAATGCATCAGCATCTTTTATTAAACCAGGTCTAATTTTTCCAGTAATTAATTTTCCACCAAGTTCAAACATACCAAACATACCGCCTGCTAAAGCTGCTTCAAAAAATTGATCTCCGTCAAATACTACATCTCTGAAAAAATCAAATCTTACATCTCTAGCTTCTGCGTATTCATCTTCACCATATCCTTTTATTGCTTCAACAAGATCTTTAATTTCTAAACCAGTCCTGCTTGCACCACCAATAGCTAATATTCTTGGTAGTAAAGATTTACCTCTTGTTGCAAATGCAGCTATGCCCTCAGCAGCTAAAACTTCTGGGTCAAGATACCCTCCAATTAAACCTATTTCACCTAGGTCTCTACCATATGGGTTACTCATTCTAAAATCTGTTTCGCCAGGGTATCTAAAAACTTCTTGATACTCTGTTTCTTTTGAATTTATTGGAATTTGTAAAAGTCTATATTCACCGTCTGGATATTTTTCTAAAAATTTTCTTTGTCTTAGATTAAAACTTTTGCTCCTAGTAATATCAGCTTTTAAAATTGTATCAGTAAACTTAAAACCTTCATTATTTATTTTAATGCCTAGAATATCGCCCATATAAGCTAGTTTGTTTTGTAGTTTTTGGTCTCTAATCTCATTAGCTTGTTGTTTTATTTGATACTCAGCGGTGCCTGGAATTAAACTAGATCCAAAAGGCAATATATCTCCGAGAGTAGGTTCAAAATCTTTAAATACATCTTCATAGATGCCTTTATAATCTTCATCAGTAAACGTTATACTTCCCTCTAATGATGGAAGCTTGTATAGTTCTTCCGTGTCTAATTGTTCAGTTCTTGTAACCATTAGAACTGATCCGCTGTGAAGTATCTGAGTTCACCACCGCCCATATCAAAAGCATAAACAGGTTGGTTTGGTGATCCTGCTTGATTATTTGATCCTTTTGGACCATCATAAACAGTGCCCCCCAGCCCAGTGAAAACACCGTCTGAGTCAGTATAAGTAACAAAGAAAATTTTATTCTCTGCTGCTAAATCTTTTACATTGTAAGTTTCGTTTTCAATTGTAACTTGATCAGTTTTACTAAAAAACTCTGTCGTTTTTAAATCACCAAGATTATTTAATTGTGTTATACCATCTTTAAATTCATCTGATGCCTCAAACTCTCTGTACGATCTGTTTTTGTAATCGAGTATATAAGCAGCAGCTTCTGCTGGTCTCATAGAATCTTTGCCAGAATCAGTTATAGTGCCAGTCTGTAAAAACTCATTTAAATAATCATTAGCTTGTGACTTTATTTCTGCATCTTTTAAATTTAATCCTAAGATAAATTTTTGTGATTCTGCACTAAAGTTTGGTAGCGTATTTTTTTCTCTTACTGATGCAAACTCTGCCATGTTAAAGTTTCCAGGAATAGCACCACCAGCTGCAGTATCTAATGTAAATGCATTACTTAATGCAATCAAGACGTCAGTTGGTACAGACTTACCACCTGCAAAGTCTTGTAAACCGGTACGCACAAATTCTGGTAAAGATGCAAAAAAATTAGGAAAATCATTTTGCAAGTTTGCAACGAGGTTTCTACTAACATTAAATGTTCTGTTAGTAACAGCATCATCAATAGTAGCAAGAGCAGCTTCTATTCTTGGTTTAATTTCTGCTGCGTTTGCTGTATCTTTTTGAATCGTTTCAATTGTGCTCTCTGCAATTTTTGCAAGAAGTGCTTCATCAGTTGTGTTTTGCAGAAGCTCTCTTTCTTGCTCTAAAGTTAAACCAGTGTTACGTCCGTTAATAACATAGTCTACTTGTATTTTTCTTATTTTATCTTCAGTATAAACTTGATTAGTTTCAGGATCTATTTGACCTGTTAAATTTTCTTTTATAAAGTCTACTTTTTCGTAGAATTCAGAAGGTTCTGACTCACCTTCAAAAACAGTTTTGTAATTTCCGTTAACATTTTCTATTATAGCATTATTGATAACAAAAGTTTGTGGATCTCTTGCGTCTATAATTTGTTTGTATGTGCCATCTTCCTGCAATTCAAAAACTTGATCGTTGATTATAATTCTACCATCCTCCATTGGTGCCACGTCTAAAACTTGACTTTTGATATTACCTTGAGTGTCTAAAGTAAAACCAGTAAATACATCTTTGCCGTCAACTGTGCTTTTTTCTATTGACAGGAATTGTGGTTCTCTTGCGTCTATGATTTGTTTGAACGATCCATCTTGCTGCTCTTCAAAAACTTGATTGTTTATTGTAATTCTACCATCTTTTGCTGGCTCAATATCTAATACTTGTGATTCAATCTCGCCCGTCTGTTTATTAAAAGAGAAACCCGTGAACACAGTTTTACCGTCAACAGTAGTTTTTTCTAAAGAAATAAATTCTGGCTTTTCTGTATCTCTTGCATCAACTGACAATGTATATGGTTCATTAGGACCTTTTCTAGTATACAATTGATTATTTAAAATTATTTGATCATTTTCATCTGGCACGATGCCTGGAATTGGTCTTGATTCAAAATTACCATTTAAAGTTCCAACTGCCTGGTACTGAACTGAACCATCTTCTGCGTTCTCTACTTTAATAATTTCATTAATTTTGAAGCCTTCATTGTCTGTAGCATCTGCAAGTAAAGTTAGTTTCTCTTCATTGTTTTGAGCAAATTTATTATAGAGATAAGCTTTGTTATTTAAAGTTATAATATTTCCCTCTATATACTTATCACCTATTAAAAAAGAATCTGGTTCACCATCTCTTGTGCCAATAGCAACTAATTCTACACCTGTAGCTTTTCCAAAATTAGGATTAGGTATTCTAAAACCTGTGTTAGTATCTGTTATAAATTCATTTCTATCTATTTTTTCTCTTTCAATAACGTCTTGAAAAACAAATCCATCCGATTCAGTTGCAATTTTTTCTGCTTCAATTTCAAATAATTTAGATGCAGCAAGTCTTGCAGCTTCGTCTTGGTAAGGTCTTATTGCACCTAAAGCAGGAGCGGCTTGTGCTACACCACCTAATGTATCTAAAAATATGTTTGTGCTTTGACCATCAACAGCTGGTTTACCACCTGCACCTGCAGCCGATAATCTAGCAAAAAAATCTAATAATGCTGGAGCATTCTGTGAAAAAAATCCTCTTTGTTCTGGAACAACTTCTCTAGCTAAATTTAATAATCTTTGATAGTCTGGATTATCAGTAACCCCTACACCACCACCATTAAATTTTCTAATAGGCACTAATCCAGATGTAATTCCAGTTCCTCTTGAATTTATTTTCATTCGCTCAGGTGCGTTAGAAAACATTCTTCTATTGTAAATTGTCATTACGCTGATTTAAAAGAGCCTAAACCCTCTAATAATGTTCCTATTCCTGTGCCTAAAGCACCTATACCACCAGCAAATTGGAGGAATGGGTTCGCTGGTGTAACAGGTATTTGTGAAATAGTTTGACCACCAAATGGTAAACCTGCAAGAACTTCTGTACCAAAAGAAATTCTTTGAAAGGGCTCCTGTTGTTGAGCTGCTAGATTTTGTCTTTGTGCCTCAAATCCAGCTTGTAACAATTGTTGTTGTTGAGCACCAACACCTAATAAATTACTAATGTCTTGACCAAACATTTGTTGACTTAGTTGTCCAATACCTCCTTGTGTTCTAGCAAGGTTTCCTAATTGACCTGTTAATCCTGACAATTGCTGTCCAGCAGCTATTTGTCTTCTTTGTTGTGCCTCCTGTGCTGCTTGAGCCGAGGCTAATGCTTGTTGATAATTTCTACTTGCATCTTCAAAAACTCTTCGTGTTTTTATATCACCTAAATTACGAGCTAATTCTGCTTCTTGAACACCAAATCTTGATCCTCCAAAAGCACCAGCTTTTTGTGCGGCAGATGCTAAATTAGTCTGAGCTATTGCTCCTTGTCTATCTATTTCTTTTATTGCTTCTTGTGTAACAAATTGTTGATATGGATCTCTAAAAGCACCAATGTTAGCGGTAGTAGGTACAAAAGCTTGTGTACCACCAGCTAAAGTTTGACCTGCGAGTTCTCCAACAGTGCCAGCAGCATCAGCAGTTTGACTTGCAGCTTGCACAAAAGGTTGAAAAGCGCCTATGCCTTGTTGTGTAACTGCTTGCTGTGCAGTAACTTGTGGTTGCGTGAACCCTGCAACTGTTTGCTTTGGAATATCTCTAGGTACATTTATTAATCCCCTAACAAAATCAGGATTAGGTGATCCATCAGGTAAAAATTCATCGACACCTTGAGTTCCAAATAAAGTAACAAGTAAATCCTTTTGTCTATCTTGAATATACGGAGGAGGTAGTTGAGTTTGTATTTGTGTTTGTGTAACCATTATGCTCTCCTCTCAAGACTATCCATCATTTCATACATTTTTTTTGCACCTTCCATTCTGCTTCCATTACCTGCACCTTTTACTGCTTTAGCTGTCATTACAAATTCGCCATCACTTAACATAGCTGGGATACTATCAGAAGTACCTGTGCCTGGTCCACTTATTTCACCTGTTTTTCTTGGAAACTCAGTGGTGCCTCCATCAGCAAGACCCATGATGCCCTCCATTCTTTTTAATCCATTAGTCTCTTCAGCCATACCACCTTCAGCTGCTGTTCTTAAGTTACCTCCAAAGTCAAAAAAGTTTCCTTGAATGCCACCACCTAATTGTAAATCTAAAAGTTGTCCAGGTGTTAAATTAAAAGCTTTGCCTTCGTAATCTGTTCCAGGAAATTGTGTATCAACAACTTCCTGCTCTGGTGTTCTAAACATACCTGTTGGAGCTAATGCAGCACCAGTTATACCAGCGGCTGTACTGAGCTTTGAAATTATATCTCCTACTGTTGCATCTTTCGGTATGAATCTACCACCTTCTCCAAATAAACCTGCTGTTGCCTCAACACTTGGTATTGGTTGCCCCTGTGTAGTTTTACCACCAGGTATACCTTTTTTACCTAAGAAAAATTCTCCAAAACTTCCAGCACCACCTTTGCCTCTTCCTAAAACAGTATCCATGAACGTTCCTTTTTTTGCAGCTCCACTCGTTAAACCTTTTATACCCGGAGCTTGACTTGCTAAAAAAGCAGCTGTCGCCACTTCGCCAAAACCTGCTTCTGGATCTGCTAAGGCCCCTATCCCTGCAAACAACGGATTACCCGTAGCTAATGCTAGGACTGTTCCAAGATATTTTTCAGTATCGCCTGGTAAGGCTTTTGCTACTGCTTTACGTAATTTTTTAAGCATAATCTCCTAATATTGCAATATATGTGATTGTAAAAGGCAAGTAGGCTAATCTTGAATATTTAAAGCCAATTAATCCTATATTTATAGGCAAATAATTGCTATATGACAATAGATAAATACTGAGTTAGAAAGGAATATATATGGCAGAACAGACAAAACGTGAATTTCAAGCCTTTAGACCGTTTGGACCTACTATTTTTGCAGGATCATTACCTAAATCATTAATAAAATTATTAGATGATAAGGCAACAGAAATTATGACTAATAAAAAAATGTCTAAAGATTGGGATCATTCAATGCATTTAGCAGGTAATGTTAAACAAGAAGTTAGATACCCTCCAGCTTGGATGATATCAACTGAATTTGCACCCATGAGTAACTCTTTGCAAATGATTATACATAAATATTTAGAACATCCGCCAATGGTAAATACTATATCTCCAGATAAAGTAGATAAAATATTAATAACTAGCATGTGGGTTGTATCACAGTGGTCTGGAGACTTTAA